ATATGCATTAAAGTGATTCCGTCTTCCTTATTCATATCAGTCCACAATGTGCCACCAATAAACAATACATTATTGATAAGTACCGATTCTTTATCTAGGACATGAAGGTTAACCAAATAACCAAGCCTATCACGGATAGTTCCAATAGACTTAATAAAATCACCATGATAATGTTCATGATTCCCGGCGATGTATATACAGGCAGCGAATCTAGCACAGCATTCTTGAAAGAACGTATGGAATTGATTAGACTTGTCATTTTCACCCTTAATATTGTAGCTATCGCGCTCTTTCAAATCATTTGCAACACAAATATCACCAGAAAGAATAAGCACATCCGCATTCTCGGTGTTTTCGAGGCTGATGGGACCAAATTCTAGGTGAAGGTCGGAACAAACTGCAATTTTCATCGTAAATACTTTCCAATTTCGGCTCTCGCCTGTGTTATTGAATTAAATTTTTTACCGTTTATGTAAATGGATTTTGAGGAATAAACGAGCATAGTACCGATTGACGTTTCAAAACGGTACCTAGTTTTCTCTTTCGAGTCTTTTTCTTTGGTCTTACAATGAAAATCGTTGACCATACCGCAAAACATAAGAGTCTCGCGCAGTTCGTCAGAGATAAGTTTTCTTAGATAAGCATCATTCATAAATCCACCTTTTGGTTAATTCTAACACAAAAGGTGGAAATGTCAAGAGACATTCAGGCAATTATTCCTGAAGTAGTTCTTTCTTCTTACCTACGGTTGTAATAGGAATGCGCTTAGGAAGGTCGTCCTTAGGGATGACATTCTCCAGTTCAACAGACAGAATTCCGTTGTCCAGGTGCGCTCCTTTGACTTTGATTGTGTCTACCAAGTGAACAATCTTCTTAAAGGAACGAGTAGCGATTCCACGGTGCAAGAACGAACGGGCATCTTCCGCGGTTTTATTTCCACGGATTACAAGTTCATTTTTCACCAGTTCGACTTCAATTTCATCCTCTTTGAAACCAGCTACCGCAAGTTCAACGATATAGTTATTATCATTGTTCTTTACGATATTGTGTGGAGGATAATTTGAAGTATGAGTGACTGCCTTTTCCAATGTTTCGAAAGCATCGAAGTAGCGGTCAAAACCGACAGTTGAAGGGACCAAAGGTCCGAAGTTGATGCGACCAAGATTTAGGTGCGTCATAGTTTTCTCCTTTTAAAGCAAGTTGATAAATGATACCCCGAAGGCGTATCTGCTGGTTACTTTATCCAGCGACAATTAACGTATGTCAGTTCAATTGCACGGACGCCTTTTACCGTAGCATCAAACGGCCCTAAGGTGGGTTTTTTATTTAGCAACTTTTACAAAAGCCGCACCATTGACGAAGTATTTACGTCCAGGTTGTTCGGGTTTATACACTTGAATAAAAGTTAGATTGCTTTCTTCACGCTTCTCAAATAGATTACTTGTGCGAACAATTTCACCTGTATAGATGTTCTTTAGCTCAGTAATTTTTTCTTGAACTTGTTTCTTCACTTGTTTCATAATTTACACCAATTATTCTTGAGATTTTTTACCTATATTGTACTTACTCACCAACTGCCAATCATCTTTTTCACGATAAGAAATAATTTTTATTTGGTGAATAGGTGCTATCTTGCCTTCCATTATTTGTGGATTGACAATTTTGACTAGACCCCATTCTTCCAAAAGTTTTGCAATTGCATTACGTCTTTCAATATCATTTTCGATAATGCTAGATGGCTTACCATCTAAAGCAAAAAGTTCTTTGAAGTGAACAATGTAGTATTGTCCACGCTTATGCAAAATGTGGCAAGATTGATAGAGCATCTTTTCCTTGCGAGAAGATACACCAATCCTAGTTAATGTTTCTTTTACTTTTAAAAAATCGTCTTGTTGCTTTAAAGTTACCTCAACAAAGGCTGACAAATCGACCATATCATTTCCTTAATCCACCGGTATCGGTTTTTTCTTTTAGTTCTTGGATTTGTTCATCATTAAGTAGGCGCAGGGCTTCAAGAGCTTTTAGACTGGAGAGACCATAATAGGTCTTAATACATTCCAAATCTTCACTTTTTTCAGACTTAACCCACTTATTGAAAGGTCGCTTCTTTGACCTTACGGTATTTAGTAAATAGTCATTCTGTAGCTTTTTATCGACAAAGTGCCTACGATTCATTTCGTTGGCGTACATGATGCAATCTTTATGGTAAGACAATGCACGATTGATTAGAAACGGTGCATAAACAGCTTCCGTTTGTTCATCAACCATCAATTGTTTCTTACCTTGAAGAATTTCGTTTACATAATCAAATGGACTCATACAATCATCCTAATCAGACCAATGGTGTCAATCGTTGTCAACAAGATGTAGTTAGCAAGCATCCCAAACGATTTCCTAGTATAAGCAGCCCAAGCGTAAAGAGCGCACCCAGTAATCCAAACAGGGTACAAAGCCAAAAGTGGAGGATTGGGGACAGTGAGTGCCATTGTAATACTACAACCAATACTAATTGCCCAAGCAAGAAGCTCAATAAAAAAGCGAGTACGATTACTAGCATAATCATCACGAATCCAATCAAATGTAGGTTTAAACAATTCAATCATTTAAACTCCACACTGACCATCAATTCAGTCAAACAAGCAACCGTATTGATTTCAGCATCTGCAACGAATGCTTGCTTGTACTGATAGTCTGCTAGAATAATAACTGCTTGAGGAATACTTTGTGGTTGCAAAACATCATACAAGCTATCATAGATTTTACGATACAGATTTGCGGCATCAACGTCATTAGATGCAACCCATTTACGAATCGCACCAAAGTTCTTTTCTTTCAGATAGCCAACAATTTCACCAATCGAAACATCACCAATCTGTGCAAGGATGCCTGTGTCGATAGTTTTGGTTTCATTCGATGAATATCTTTGCAACTCATTGATAACACGGCGAAAGTCTGGAAAGTGTTTCTTAACAACTTCAGCAATTACTTTCTGGTCAAACGTAACAACTTCTTCAGTGAGAATTGTATTAACTCTTTTGAAGAATTGACCGGCCATCGTAGCTTTCTCAGAAGCCTTCATTGTAAAGTCAACGACTGCACAACGAGAATGCAATGGCTCAATGATTTTGTTTTTGAAGTTACAAGTGAAAACGAATGAGCAGTTAGATGCAAATTCTTCAATCACATTACGAAATGCCGCCTGTGCATTCGTAGAAAGATAATCTGCTTCGTCAACGATGATAACTTTACGACCACCAGTGAACGACATGGTAGAAGCAAAGTCTTTAATCTTGCTTCGAACCATATCAACACCAGTCTCATCTGAGCCATTGATAATCAGATAGTCGGCATTGATTTCATTACACATTGCTTTCGCAACTGTAGTCTTACCTATACCTGCGCCACCATGCAACAACAGATTGGGAATGTTGTTCTTCTCAACATAGTCCTGAAAAGGTTTCTTCAGTCTTTCAGGAAGAATACACTCAGCAATAGTTTTAGGACGGTACTTCTCCGTCCAAAGTAGATGTTCCATAATACCTCATAATAAAAAATAAAATCAATTTGCGTTAAGACGACCGGTGAGGTCTAGAAATTTTTCTTTGCTATAGATAACAACACCGTCAGTCATAACAATCATAATACCCTCACGGGTATCAACAATTCTGGAAATCTCATTCTTGTTCAAAGAATAGCAAACACCATTCCTATCTGTCACAAAAACAAAATGAAACATCAAGCTTCTCCAGTAGAGCCAATCTCTGTAGCGACCCAATATTGAATAGGTTTAGTGGTGTGTTTGAAGCTTGCAATGCCTTTAAAGGAAATGCTAACCTCATAGGAACCAGGAATCATCTTCAGATTTTCGGTCTTGAAAAGCATTTTGTATTTCTTTCCATTACCGTCACCAATTTCAAGTTGATTGGTGTGTGCTGAAGTATTTTTAGTATCAATAGCACCAAGAACAATCTTACCACCGTCAGACTGAATAGAGATTTGTGGTACACCAAGAGTATTGGCGGCTCTCAAAACATATTCATAATCAGACTGTGACAAGTTGAACACAACATCAGGTGCTGGCATTGAGACAGATTTCTCAGGTGAGTTTTTGATGTTGCTTGCATCACAGAACCGATATGTAGTGGTACTGCGACCAGATTTGTCTTTCACAATCAAAGACTTTGTGTTATCTTCAATCTGAAGTGTCGTATCATCTTCATGCAGGCTCAGTACAGACAAGAACTTGTTCAAGTCAAAAATACCAAAGTTACCAGGAATAGTTTCAGAGATAGTAGTCTCTGCCATAACCTGTTTGTTAGCATCACAAGTACGCAAAACATTACCAGAACGGAACATAAGTCCGTCATTAATGCCTGCAAAGTTCTTCAATACGCTCAATGTTTCTTTCGAAAGTTTCATAATATACCTTTAAAATTATTTGTCAATAGAGTAGATTGTATCATGCTCATACAAAAACATCAGGCAACAAAGAGCATGAGCCAAGTGGTGCTTGCCTGATTCAGGGTCAATTTGTTCCCCTTGTTTCCATGCCCACATATGTCTTTGTAGTGCATCAAAGTACCGGCGCTTTGAATCTGGAACTTTTTGCCAGTTATCACGCTCATACTTTTGAGCACCAAAAGTCAGAACATCCACGGTTGCTTCAAGTGCTTTTGGTGGAATCAAACCGTATTCCAATTTACCACCATCAAATTTACGACCAGCAGTTTCAGTTGCTGGTGTAGTTTGTTCTTTTTCAAGTTCAAGCTTTGGTTCGAAAAAAGGTGGTGTATCATCATAGTTATCATCAACTCTTGGCATCATAGTCTCCCAGTATGTTCAGCAATTTTTGGCATATTGCCAGTGAAAGGATAAGTTCCGATATGTTGTGTTTTCATCCAAGGGCACAAGAAAATCTGGCCACCAAGTTTACGCCACAACTGACAGAACATATAATCTTCGCTCAGGTAACGTTCAGAACCACCACCCGTTGCAGAATCTTTGCTATCAATGATTGTATCAAAGTACGCATGAATGTAACGTGAGCCATCAAAGTTGGCTTGACCAACGTGGTCTGGTTTGTACCTAAGTTGTGGATAAGCTTCTTCCATTTTCGGAAATACTTCACGCTTAATCAACATATAACCGGTTCCAATTTCCAAAACTTCAAGTGGTTCAGTTACTTGAAACTGTGCGGTGCCTTTTACAACGTTGAACACATAATCACCAACCAGATTTTCTAGTTCGCCAGGTTCAATGTCGGGGTTCTTTTTAATTGCGTGAGCAATGTTCGACCAGTTAATTGATTTCTTAGGATAAGGACCACCAATAACATCCTTATCAAGTGCGAGAAGTGCAATTACATCTTGTGGATTGTAATGAATGTCCGAATCAATAAACAAAAGATGCGTACAATCAGACCGCAGAAATTCATCAACTAGATAATTCCGCGCTCTTGTGATTAGGGATTCGTTGAACAGGAAAGAGAACCTTGTTTCAACCCCATATTTTGCCATAACGGCTTGCAAGTCTAAGCAAGACTTAACATACATTCCATGTGCCATACCACCATACATCGGTGTTGCAATGAATAGTTTGCTTTTTTTCAAATCTTCAATTTTTACTTTTATTTCCATATTACATCCATAAACAAAAAGAGGAAGCGATACCTTATATATCACTTCCTCTTGTTCAATTCACCAAAAAATTAGGCGAATGTGCTAACACCTTTAGCACGGAGTGCTTTGATACCTTCAGCAACCATACGCTTGGTTGGCTGACCAAGACGGTAGAAAGAGATTTTCCGGCCGTTTGCAAGGGTACGGGTGTTGGTGTAGATAGAATGGCCTTCTTCACGCAACTCACCAATACGAGCAGAAACATTGGTAATACCGAAACGGGCGCGAGCCTGTGCAACGGTGAAAGTGTTGTAGCCATCGGTCTTGCTCAAAGCGGCAAGCATTTTCTCTTTAACGGATTTAACCATTTTTTTCTCCATAATAAACAACCACATAAAATAAAATATCTGAGGAGTGGTCTAAGCCTCAAGATTCATAATAATAGCACAGCCAGACTGGTCTGTCAACCAGTCTAGCGGCATACTTAATTAAAAAGGAATTTCATCATCAGCTTTTGCCGATGCAACTTGAACGGGTTCAGATTCAGCCGGTTTATTCGACTCACCATCAAGCTTGGTGTACAAATCAAGGAACGACATTTTGGTATCGCTATCGAAACGATTCAAGCAAAGACTAACAGCCTTCAGTCGGTCGCCATGGACACCGAAAGTTTTGACAATGTGAACCAATCGGCGAGTAGAGATAATCTCATCACAGCCACCTTCGGCAAATGTTTTGCGAGTGATATCAGCCCATGCGACAAGAATATCGGCAAATTTATCATCTTCACGACCAACTGTAGTAAGTTCTTTGCGAATGATTTTCTTCTCAACAGGAACAGGAGGATATTCTTGTTCGTAGGTATTCAAGAAACGCTCAAGGAAAGCTTCGTTCAAAACGTTAGTGAACATATAGCGACCATCTTCTGAGCCTTTACCTTTTGTGTTTGCAGTAGCAACAATTGTAAAGCCTTCAGCAGGAGCAACCAATTCGTTTTTCTTTTTCAAAAGGAATGGTTTACCTTCAAGGACACGTTGCAAGCAGGAAAGATTCTGAGCACCGTAGTCAATCTCATCAATACAAAGAACAGCACCTTGGCGAGCCGCAACAGTCACAGGACCATCACGCCATTCCATCTGTCCATTGATAAGAACATAGTTGCCTAGCAAGTCGCCTTCATCAGTATCAGGTGTCATTGACACACAAACAAACTTTCGTTTTGTCTTAGCACAGGCCTGTTCAACGGACATTGTTTTGCCGTTACCAGATTGACCAGTGATGAAGATAGGGAAGAATTGTTTGCTATTGAAAATAGAAATCAAGTCATCAAAATTACCGAATGGTACATAGTTTTTATAGGCATTTGGAACCAAGTTTTCGGTTTCCAAATCAGTGACAACATTACCTATTCGTTTAGGTTCAACAGCAACTTCAATTTTTTTCATAGGCAAAACTTGTGCAACTAGCGAAGGAACTTTATAGAGTCCACGGCCAGCACGGTTGTTAACATCTTTCATGAACCATTGGGGAAGGCTCAAGTCATTCTCAACGCAAATATCCTTGATTTCAGCAAGACTTAGAAGCGGTTTACCAGTTGCGTTAGCAAGGGAAATAAACTTCTCACGGATTTCAGTGTTCACAGTACGCATCATATACTCCAAAATTTCAATACTTGTATTATACAAAAAAAACACCACTCAGGCAAGTGGTGTTTATCATTTATACCGCTATTTGCCCAATGAAGCGATTCACCAGGACTCGGCTAACTTGTTTCTTCTTATTCATTTTGATGAATGCATTCTTTAGTTTAGAAGCGGTAACAGTACCTTGGACTGAAAGTTCATCAGTATCAACGCTCAAATCCTTGTCTCCAGGAATAAGATACATCGAATCATAACCAGGATTTTTTGATTCCAGGAATTTAGTTTCTCTCAAAACCGAGGCCAATTCATCAGTTCTTTCTTGCCGAGTATAGTGGTCTGAATTTTTAGGAAACTTTTCCCAGATACATTGACCATCTTCATAGTAATAACGGCGAGTGATGTTATTTTTAGCCGAACGACCAGTGCCAACAATAAAGAAACCTAAAATCTTAACACCAGTGGTTTTTCGGAACCAATTGAATGTCGCAATTCTCAGTGCGTTATCATAAGCATTTTCTTCAGTATTCAAACGATATTCGGTTTTGGTTTCTTTATCACGCATAACAACGTTGCTACGTTTAGTGTCAAAGTAATGAACACCATTGCTTGACCAGTAAGAATTCAAACTGTCGGAATCACCATCATGAATAAGAGCCATGTTAACAATGTCGAGATTGTTGTTTGTCTTAAACTTTTCAACAACAGTTTTCATTGCAACAACAGCTTCAATCATAGGTGTATGCGAAAGACTTTCTGACCGAGGTGCACGGAAGTAACGACCAATACCATAACGAGCAGAGTAACAATCGGCAAGAGAAACGAGATTGCGAACACAACGACTAAATTCTGCATTACCTACATTGGAGTTTAGGTACTCACGGAGATAGACATTAGACATTCTCACTTCGTTTACATTCATTGTAAATGAAGATTCTCTAGCATAACGATTGTGGTCAAGCTTAAAAGCATCCGTTTCATTACCAAAACCGTACACAACAAAAGGAATATTCACTTTGCGGCAGAACAATGAAAGAATAAGAATCTGTTCGATAGAATTTTCCATATGTTCAGCCATTGAACCAGAACGGTCAAACAACAGAACAAGACCATGAGACTTACCCTTAGGCACTCGCATGACTTTGCGGAAGATGTTATCATCAATCTGATATTTGTAAATGCGAGAAACATCAATGTCACCAGTTTCTGAAATTTTTTGTTTCGAAAACTTAGATGCGGCTTTACGCATTTCAAATTCTTTTGTCAAGAGAGAAATATAACGGTCATTTTTCTGCTTGAATTCCTTCAACAGTTTTTCTTGTTTAGCTTTCTGCTCAGGAATAGTTTTCACTTCCCATGCTTCTTCAAGCAATTCATGTACACGTTTGTATGGTGTAATGATTTCAGAGAAAATAGGTTTTGGGAAATTCAGGTACACAAACTCTTTTGAGGAAGCATCAAGCAAAAGAGATTCGTTTTGCCGATAAGTTTCATCCGTTTCACAAACAGGCTCGACTTCATTCAAACCAAATGCATTTGTGGATTCTTTGACGCGCTCAAGTTCGCTGGTACTATTTTCTTGTTCAGCGTTTTTCGTATCTTCTGAATCCTTAGATTCTTGACCTTGACTTTCTTTTTTACTTTCAGGTACATCTTCTTCTTTTTTCGATTCACTAGATTCCGAAAATTCATCTTCATCATAGTCACCAGAACCATCATCAAAATCATCACCAGATTCTTCATCATATTCAAAATCACCAAAGTCACCAGGCATAGCCATCTGTTTCAATTGAGGCTTTTGCATTTCTTCTTTAGCTTTGGTGAAGATGGCTTCAGTTACCTTAACAACATCTTCCCAAGTCTCACAAGCTTCAACTTGTTTGACCAGCTTATCTTCTTCTTCGGTAAATTCAATACCAAGAGAGTAGCCACCTTTAGTGTAAAGATTAAGCTTATCAATAAAAGGTAAACGATTGACGTTGCGGTTTTTGACACCGAAAAAGTCACGCTCAAGCAATTGTCCGTAGGCACGAACCATGGATGGACGCAAGCCAGGAAATTTACGCTTGATTTTCTTTTCAATACGTGCATCCTCAACTACGTTAAGGAAGCCTTTGAAGTTCTTGGAGAATTTACCGGTGGCACCAGTTACTGCATTGTGCCAACCTTCCTCTGGAGTTTCCAGTGCATGACCAACCTCATGACCAAGGAGAAGGTCATAGAGGTCACCAGACATATCCTTCCAGATAGGACAGTACAGTACACGGTTTTTCAAGTCAAACATAGCTGTGGACATTTTGCGGTGTTCCACAGTGATGTTTTCCGCAGCCATTAACTTGGCTAGTTGAGATTTAGATTCTTGAGTGAATTGCATAGTAGCCTTTGAAATTACAGAGTAATTGTAACTCAAGGCCCTATCTATGTCAAGTACAGAAAAGGTTTATCTACCGACCTGGGGTAGATACTTTTGTTTCGTTTCTTGCCAATCCAGGTAAATTAGGTCGTCATAGAAAAGAGTTTCATAGGAAACATTGTTCTTTTTCGTGAGTTGTTTAATTCTTCCCTTGGCGTGCTTCTCTTTCCAGATGTTCACTAGGGAATCATAGCTTGTGTCAAAAGACTTGACAAGTTTATCCTCAGTGATTTCTTTTCGCAAGAATTCATTGGTGTTGTCGTATAGAGGACTGAAGTAGATTCCTCTAGCGTGTTCACTGCGAATCAATTCTTTCGGCACATTCATCTTGCTGTAAGTGAAGGAGAGAGAACGATTCTTGTGGTCGCGTTTGTATGGTTGACCTGCCGGATTAGTTGCAACGTACCATTCAAAGTATTTGACTGTGTGATTTTTCTTCAACCACTGTTCAACATCTTTGCGTGTCTTTCGGCTAGGTTCAAATGAGACTGAACCAGAAGTAAAGCCCATTGGCTTCCAATGGTCGAGGTTATCATACTGACTTAATCCACCAGCTTTTGTTTTACCATACAATGAAGTTGTGGTTACACCAACAAGAACATCACCATAAGCTTTCTTCCAAAGTCTCTGCACTTCATCAGACAAGCAAAGCAGTGCAAGCAATTTACCACCGACATAGTTGAAACCAAGTGGCTGGAAAGGAACAATTGTAGAACCAATCGCAGTATGATTAATCATTCTGCCTTGTGTCTTAATGTCTCTCGACCAACCAATATGATTATCTCTTGGTGTCAAATCCAAAAAGTCGGATGAGATACAAATCACACCAAGATATTTTCCTGATGCATCATCTTTAACCAAGAAGTTCAGGTTTCTACCAATGTTAGAATTGTTCTTCATTGTAGAAATGAAAGTGCGTGTCGTATTCCACAACATAGGAAGTTCTTTGCTTCTCTTTGTGTCGTGTTTTACTAAGCTACCATCGATTCCTGTCGTGAAATTTGAACCAGAGTCATCGGTATATTCTAGTACCGGTTTCAGCTTCAAGTAATCTTCAGGTGTTTCTGGAATCCAGATATTGTCTTTAACAGATTTGATGATATCTTCCTGAGAAACATCGACAAGTTGATTCTCAACACCAAAGATGGTATTGGTTTCAACTGTAGGATACTTCTCATGAATCTCACACCACTTTTGATACAAGGTGTATTCTTTCACATCCATCTGTGAAACATAACCAAGTTCACTGATAACTCTATCAGTCAGTTCTTTCTCATCTACGTCCAAGAAAGAGTTTACGGGATTTACGGCTGACCATTCATCCCATTGCTTTTGTATATCTGGTGTCCAGTTTTCGCTACTCATTTGATTTTTGAAATTTTCCGTATAAGTTTTTTCTGTCTTTTCTTTGCCATTTCTAAGGCAAGAGGACCAACTTTATCAGTATACACGATTCCATTCATGTGGTCAAGTTCGTGCTGGTAAACTTGTGCAGAAATTCCTTCAAGTGTAGTAGTGTTGTATTCACCCAACTCATCGAAATGTTCGACAACAATCCTTTTGTACCGAGGAACATTCAGATATAAACCTGGGTAAGACAGGCAACCTTCACGCATCTTTTCTGGCTCATCAAAAGTTTCAACAATTTTAGGATTAATACAGACCATCTGAAAGTCATCAGAACCCATAACGAACATTCTGAATCTGAAGCCACACTGGTTAGCTGACAGACCCAAACCACCATAAGCTTTCATTGTCACTTTCAATTGCTTGATAAACTTTTGAATTTGTGGTTGAGAAATTTGAGTCAAGTCAAATTCTTCCATTCTCTCAGCAAGTTTAGGATGACCATCGCTCAATATAGGCAAAGGTAGTATCTGTTCGGGAACCACCTTTGTCGGAGCGGTGGTGTTAATAACTAAAACATCATCATTTGTTTCTACATTCATTTTATAATCCTTGAAAAATTATTTACCTTATCAAATCTAATTACATTACGGAACTTGTCCTGTAAGATATCACCCTTATGTGAAATAACAAACAGATTAACATCTTCCAAAAGATGCAAAAGGTTCATCAAATATTCTGTACCATTTGCATCTAAACTACTATCAAACACTTCATCCAAAATCAACAAGTTAGTATTGGTTGAGTTCTTCAACTTAGCAACTGCACGCCATGTTAACATTAATGCCATGTCAATACGTTGCTTTTCACCTTCACTGAAAGATGCATATGAAAACTCATCACGGTGTCGAGACTTAATTGTTTCTCTGAATGATTCATCCAAATTAAAGTTGACAAAGAAGTCCATCGAAGCAAGATACTTGTTCACCAATTTATTGATGATGGGCAGGTACTGTCTAATGATTTTTGTTTTGATACCTGTATCTTTTAATAGATTAGATGCCGCATCAAAATAAGACTTTTCAAGAATCAACTCTTTCTTTTTGTTTTCCAGTTCCGTTAATTTACCTTGCAACTCATCAAGCTTTTCGGTTTCCAAATTCAAATCTTGTTTGTTACCTTTTAGTAATTCAATTTGTTTTTGTAACTTGCCGATGTACTTGTTTGTTTCAGCAATTGTCGTATTCTTTTGTGCAATTCTAATGTTAAGTAACTGTATGTTCTTTTGAATTTCGGAAATAACATTTAGTTTGTTTTGTTCTTCCAATATCTTCGTTTCGAGTTGGCCCAATCCATGTTCACATTCCGTGACTTTGTTGGTGAGATTGGCAAGCTCCGTTTCCTTAAACCCCATGGCAATGGTTTGCCTACAAGTTGGACAACTACCATTGCTTTCAAAGAAACGTATATCCTTTTGAAATTTGGATAAGTTGCTTTCAATTTGCGATTCAATCTTTGTAAGTTTCTTGACCTTATCCTCGACTTCAAGTTTACTCGATACTTGCTCTTGTAAAGTCGCCACGTTTCCGCTGGCGCTGGATAATTCTTCATGAAGGGTTTGTATAACACCGCGACTACTTTCAATCTCTGCTTCATATTCTTTTACTTTATTTTCATTGTTCTGCTTCAACTGATTAATGTGCTTCTCTTGCATCTGGTAATTTTGTTCTGCAAGTTCAAAGGCAAATTTGTTTGAAACAACTTCATCTTTATTCTTGGAAATCCTATCTTTCAAAATAGAATTCATCGATGAGAATATTTGTATGTCCAACAAATCTTCAATGATTGCTCTGCGGTCAGCCGCAGACAGTTGCATGAAAGGAGTAAAGGAAGCGGAGCCAAGAATTACAATCTGTGTGAAAGACTTGTAGTTAAGTTTCAACACTTGTTTCTCAAGTATTTCTTGATAGTCTTTCGATGCGGCTTCCTGATTAATCAGTTCACCATTAACATAGATTTCAAAAATGTTCGGTTTGATTCCACGAACAATTCGATATTCTTTTTTACCAACAAAGAACAGACATTCAACAACACAATCTTTCTGATTGATTGAGTTGATTAGTTGTGGTTTGTTGATGTTACGAAATGCTTTTCCGAACAACACAAAGCACAAAGCATCCAACATAGTGGATTTACCTGCGCCATTAGTTCCGACAACTAAGGTATTCGGTGCTTCATCAAAGTTTATTTCTGTGAAGTAGTTACCTGTTGAAAGAAAATTTTTAAACTTTAAACTCTTGAAAACAATCATTATTTAAATTTAGGACCTGTAACCCAACCAACCAAAGATTTTCTAACTCCTTCAGTAACAGGTTCAACTTTATGTAAAATGAAGGAGGGAAAAACAAGCATATCGCCTTTATTTAATTTCATGGAAACCTCTTCGGCTCCAGTTTTAATTTTGAAATCTCCTCCTGAGTAATCGGCGCCTTGTTGATTCAAACAAAGAGAGAAAGACAATTTTCGATATAAAAAATCATAGTCTTTTTGAGGAATCATGTCCATCATCAGGTCAATATGATAATCATAGTGCCCTTTTTCATTTGCAAGATACTCAGAGTATTGAACAAAGTCATAACCATTCAAATCAAAATTATAATATTCTTCATTTACGTTCTGAATAATTTTATTAAACTTATTAAATAGCCAAGAATATTCTTTTGAATAATTGATAAACGAAACTCTGCTAGACCTAAATTTCAACAAAGTTTCGGCTTCAGCTTCTATTGTTCCAATTTGTCCTTGTTCTTTTTCTCCGTCTCGCAAAGAAGCGACAATTAAATCAACTTCTTCTTCACTAAATGCGGACTCAACTCTAATGCTGTTATGTGTCAAAAAGTTTCTCGACAAAGCAAAATTTATCAATTTATTATAAACCATTATTCAGTTCCTTGTGTATTTAAAGCCTCAACATAGATTTCTTTCATGAGGTTTTTCAGTTTTTTATGTTCAACATCAATAGTCAAACCATCAATATACTTATTTAAAATAGTAACAGTATCTTCAGCTTCATCTATAATGTCATCGTCGCTACCTGCTTCAGTAAAATCTTCAACGACAGAAATATCCGCAACACCGGCTTTCAGTAGGTTGTCCAACATCAAGTCAAAAAGATAAGCATTAGTTTTATTGACAACCACTACCTTGATGTACGTATCTTTGTGTTGAGAATAGTCGTAGGTTTTCCAGAATTGAAAATCGTTTACCGTATCATCATAGCTTATCTTGCAGAATATTCTATATGGATTAGGAACAAAAGTCAAGCTTCTTGTTTCAGTATCGAACACATGAAAGCCTCTCTGGTCATCATAGTCTGCCCAAGTAATCTCGTATTGATTGCCTAGGTAAGTGATTGTTCCGTCTGTAGACTTATGATGAAAGTGTCCTGAAAGTACGGTGTCAAATCTATCAAAGATTTTTCTATCCAATCCTTCATGACAAACATTGCCGCGGTCCATTTCAAAACCAGCAATCTCAAAATGTCCAAAAACAACTTCACTTGTAGCAGTCTTTAGTGCATCGATTGATTGTTCATAGTTGCCAGAATTAATCCAAGGCATCAACAGTATTGGTAAACCATCATACTCTTTCAATTCTGGTCCTGTGAACACGTTGATGTTGTTGTAGTGGTCGAACAACTCATTCATCGCATTGATTTCGTTTGTGTTCTTATATGTCACATCATGGTTACCAACCAAAACGTCCATGGTGATGTTTTCTTTTTGTAGAACATCAAAGAAACGCTTGCGCCACTGATTCAAAATAACATAGTTGATAAATTTTCTGCGGTCAACCACATCACCCAAATGTATAATGTGGTTGATGTTATTCTCTTTCAGATAGGGAAAAAATGTGCCTTCCCAAAACTTAAAAAAGAACTCGTTGAATAGTAGGCTGTCTCCTCTTGCTCCCGCATGAGTGTCATTTATAAGGGCCAGTTTCATAGTGTAGGTTTACTTGCAACTCTTTTACGCAGTTCTGTTGTGGAAAAACTGTGCTTTCTTTCGTTGTAGTATATCTTAATTCCTCGTTGTTCGCAAATCTCTTTACCAGTATAATGTTTGTCTCTATATTCTTCACCGATAATTCGGATGGAAATAGGTAAGAACATCAATAAATCTTCAAGGTCTTTTTCTGTTTGATAGACAATTATCTCATCTACAAACTTGACCGCTTTTAACTGTACATATCTTTCTACGATTGATTGTACAGGTTTGTTTTTAGACTCCCTATCAATTGAGGGGTCAATCTGCAATCCTACAATAAGGTAGTCACAAATTTGTTTAGATTCGGCTAACATCAATATATGTCCTGCGTGAAGCAAATCAAATGTTGAGCAAGTGAATCCTATTGGCTTCCCATTCATCTCATCAGGTAAAACTAGCATAGTATACTCCAAAAATTAAAGTTTGTCAGGTATTTCTTCAAGTATTTCAGGCAATTCTTCTACAATCACATCTTCCTCAATGAATTTTTCCAGTCCTTTTGCCTTGGTTTTCTTTTTTGCTTTTTTCTTTTCTTCGAATGTCTGTATGAATTCGGAAATGTTATCGTACAACACAAATTGTTTTACATTACCATCCGAATCCTCAAAGAGTTCTGCCTCATCGAGAATACCAAACTGTTCCGTTGCTTTGTATTTGACGTAAAGTTGTTTCTTCTCTTTCTGTATTCGTCTTAGGAATGCAAAGTAAATAATCTGAGTGAAGTAAGCAAATGGATTTGTCGATTTTGTTGGGTCAAAATTCCTAAAATACATAATGCAGTTTTCGATTCCGTCACAAATCATTTCTTCCCTGAAAGAATAGGAAATGAAGTTTGGTTTTCTCGACAAGTGTTCTGCAATTTTAAGAAAACATTCACCGATGTAGTTGGGTACTATTGGTTCTTCTCTGTTTTCATCTCTTGCAAGCTGACAGTTTTGTTTATATTCAATTAATGCCTGTAAGAAGTCGGCATTGTTAACGTAGTGTTTTGTTTTGCTCATATATTGATTTTACTTTATATTTCCATGGGTTAATTGCTATTGATACTCGTTGACCTTCGAAAGATTCAACGCAGTGATAAATTCCAGGTGAAAAACATAATAGCCTGTTTTCCTTTGGTTTGATAGATTCGGTCTCTGTTAGAAAATTTCCACCACTCAAAATATCGACTTGTGGATAGTATACTATACTACAAATAGGAAATCTACCTTTATTATCAGATTCGTCCGTGTCATAGTGCCAGCCTTTGTCAGTGTTATGATTTACCCAATATTCAAAGCCAACCATTTCGGATAAATCAAAAAACTTTGATACTGTTAAAAGAACCTTGCTGACTGCGGCCTCTGATAACTTTTCTGCATTCTGGAGGGTAAAGTCTTTCCAATTAAAAGGTGTGTTGAATTGGCAATAACTTTGCATCTCCAACTTCTGTTCTTGATTTAAAACATCGTCCACTATAACTAACATTTATTTACCTTAAAAAACACTTGACAAGCTCTGGCACTACCTATTACAATCTCGGTGTTGCCTATGATGTTAATGTATTAGTTTCCTTTTAGTGCCTGGTACCGGTTCTTCCAGTTCAGCCCTTGTATCTTCATCCAAGTCATCTAAGATGGCATCATCTAGTTCTTCATCTGTTGCTTCACTCAAAAGGGCTTCATCAATGATACGTTCACTTTGTTGCATAACTTCATTTGCTTCTTTTACGGCATTGTTGTAATACTCAATCAAAGATTCTTTAGGTTCAAAAGAAGTCAAAACATCATGAATGTAAATTTCAACAACGTTTTCACTTACCAACTCAATAGGTAACCAAGGACTCATCATGACCATAGATTTTGAAACACTCAATCGTTTAAAGAATACCGTCATTGGATTTTCTAATATTAACATATGATTAGGTGTTTCGATAAAACTTGCCATGATATCTTCACCATCTTTAAGTCTTAGAATTTTAGTTTGTTTATGCATTTTTTAACTCGATATTGTAGAATTTGTAAGAGAACTTTTCCTCGTCATACATTTTAATTCTTTCTATCAAATGTTGCAAGGTAAAATTGGTATGTTTGCCTATTCTAAAATCATCTGCAATATCAAACAAAGTTGCTTCTTGTTTGTTATCACCTTTTCTTAGGCTACGACCAATAGATTGTAGATTTCTAATTCTTGATTTAGATGGACTAGCGAAGATAACATTATGTAAGTTTTTAATGTTGATACCAGTAGAGAATGTACCATATGAAGCAATAATGATTGCGTCATTTTCTTTTTCAGTAATTGACCTTACATTCTCTCTCACTTCAACTTCAGTATTGCCATAAACAAAAAACACTTTTCTGTTCTTTGCTTCAGATTCAATTAACGAGAATAGTTTCTTACCGTGTTTCTCAACCAACTGAAACAATATTAGAGAGTTACCTTTCAATGAAAGTGCTAAGTTCTTAATGAATATGTTTCTCTGTTGATTTTGAACTATGTAGCCGAGTTCTTTTTGATAGTCCCATGAACGGCTTTGCTTACATACATCTTCTGCATATTTAAGTATCAAACATTTGATTTTAAAATCTGCAATATGTTTATTGTCCATCAACTCTTTAGTTGAAGTTACTTTCAAAACAGGACCAAATAGACCTTCTAAAACAAGCTTGTGAGTTTTTGTGCCGTCTAATGTACCTGTACAACCAACTCTATACATAGCATTGCTCATGTTTGTCATAATGGTTGCAAGAGATTTTGCTTTGAAGTTATGTGCTTCATCACCTAAAACAAAGTCAAACTGTTCAAAGTATTCTGGTTCTTTGTTGTATATGGACTGCCAAGTTGTTATGGTCAAAAATTTGTCCGTTGTCTTTTCTTTGCCAGCGTATTGACGATGGCAATTTTCTTCAACATCATAGCCATATGACTTGAAGTCGGAATACATTTGCTCCACAAGAGATGTTGTAGGCACAATTAACAGGCCTCTATTGCACTTTGTTTGAATGTATCGTAAAATGAGATATTGGATGAGAGATTTACCAGATGCGGTGGGCGATAAGAGTAGCACTCTGCGATTCCTAATAGCATGAACAAACGCTGTTATCTGGTATTCTCTCTGCTCCAATGTATCAGATAGATTGAGAGTTTCAACGAAGTCTAATGCTTCTTTAACAGAAAAGTTATCTGTTAAGTTGACACTGCTATCGAAGTATATGG